GACGGCGGAAATGTCAACATTAAGGATGGTACTTATACTCATTTTGCATTTGATTGCGACAACACCAGGTTTGCAATTTATGATGATGCTGTTCAAGTGGATGGTGTTAAGATAGAGGTCGGCGCTAGTGGATCAACGACCATTGAGACAACCCATGCTGCTGGGAACGATGCAGATCTTACATTTACTATTGATGGGGCTGTTGATGTAAATGCAAACCAGGAGGTAGCAATTGATTCAACTCTTGCTTCCATAACAGTTGGTGCTGCCCTGGCTGATGGCCAAACGCTGAAGTTAGGAAAGAATGGCGCAGTAGAAACAATCATAGCACCACACGGAACTGCTGGAAGTGAAAAATATTCTGTAACTAACACAGCGGGTACTGCTGTTATGACTGATGATAATTCTGATGCTGCGTTGCAATTAATGGCTGCAGCTGGTGGTGTTGGCCTTCGCTCTACTGCAAATCTTGCTGGATCTATTCAGATTGAGGCTGATGGCGGTGCAAGTGAAACAATTATTATTAAAGCTGACCAGGGAACAGGCGCAGATTCAATTCAAATTACTTCTGATGATGGTGGTATTGCCATGTCAGCCGGCGGATTAATTAAGACCACCGGAGCAGGTGTTGAAATAGAGAACGGATCAGCCACTGGGGCCCCTGCCCTTCTTATTGATAATGACGACACAAATCAGATTGCACTTGACATTGATGCTGCAAATATTGATGCAAATGTTATTGACATAACAGCCGCCGCCCTCACTACTGGTAAAGCAATATTTATCAATCATGATGATTCTGCCACTGCTGCTGTAACTCCAACAACATTTCATCTAGACTTTGATAAGTCGGGCGTGACCGCTAACTCAACTACAGCTACCTTTACTGGTATAGATGTAGATATGAACGATGCTGCCACAAACCATGCTGGCTCAAATGTTACCATGACTGGTATGGATGTAGCCATCGCGAGTGCTAATGCTCAAGGTACTTTAAAAAATGTTGGTATTTCTGTTGATGTACAGGGTGCTGATGAAAATATCGGCATTGAACTTAAAAATACAGTTAATGATGCAAACGGTGCTGTTCTTCGATTCACCAAAGACAAAGGTGCCGCAGGTGCTGACGGCGATGATATTGGTATTATCGAGTTTATTGGGGATGACACCGCACAGACACAAACCACTTTTGCTAAGATTGTGGCAGAAGTCTCCGAGGCAGACAATACTGACGAGGCAGGAAAATTATCTTTCTTCGTTGCGGAGAGCGATGGCACCAACACAGCCCTTACTGCTGGATTAGTACTGGAAGGTGAGCACGCGACAGACGGCGAGGTCGATGTAACTATTGGTGCCGGCGCC